AATCCCCGACCTCTTTCATCAGTTCGGATTTGTAACCCTCCACCTCTTGCAGATCACCCGTATTGAAGACCAAATGATCCATATCCAGCCGGCACACTCCCTTTCGGCGCCATTTGGCGATCTTGTCGGCGATTTCGCCAATCTCGGCCATCAGACCGAAAAGCATATAAGTCGCATTCTCGCAACTCGGCAGCCGCGTACTCATCGCGCGTGTCTGATATTCGTTCGCTCGCATAGTTATTTCTAGTTTTTTTGGTTAAACTTCCTCTCGACCAGATCGCATAAATCCAAGTACATCGCATCGGCATTCTCCGCCTTCACTCTCTCCCGGAACCCCGCTATATCCGACAGCCAGCAGCCGCAACGGACATAAATGCCGTCTTGCAGGTTGAAAAAGTAAACCTTGCTGCCAATCCGGGAGCCGAACCCCACAAAAGCCAGGAAAGGATAATCGCCGATATATTCGCCTTTATCTTCGAAGGAGCACCACTCGCCGAAAGAGCAACACTCGCCGAAAGAGCAACACGCGCCGAAAGAGCACTGCTTGCCGAAGGAGCAGCCCTTGCCGAAAGAGCACCACTCGCCGAAGGAGCACCGCTCGCCGAAGGAGCACCGCTCGCCGAAGGAGCACCACTCGCCGAAGGAGCACTTCTTACCGAATACCCGTATATCACTGTAATCTCCAGAGGGGCATTGTTTGATTCCGTCGATCACCTCGAAGGCGTCGAAATCTGCCTGTGTGTATTTTTTCATTTTCGTTAATCTGTTAAATTCAATTCGATGATTCCGTCTATTTTGCAATCCTCGATCCCGGTACACTCCAACAGAGCCGGGATGCGTACAAGAGGTTTGGCCGGGTTGAAGTCGTAGCGACCCGAAATCCGACCGTTGAGAGAGCCGATGATCCTACACAGCGACAACACGATGTTGTAAGACCTTTGAGGAGCCTCCAACAGGATGCAGCCGCTGATGGTCCGATACGCCTCGTCCGTCTTGTCGTTGTACTGCCGGGCGGCCCGGTCGTCGATCTTGCGAAGCATTGACCATGCGATGCCGTGAGCCTGCGTGACCAAAGTCTGAGCCTGCGTATAACGGCGTTTGGTTTCATGGTGGAACAAGCCGGACGCCGTGAGTTCGGCCTCCAGGTCGAGCATCGCGTAGTTCAGGCAGCCGACCAGCGTAAGCATCCGCACCGCGAGCGGCACGTACCGCGCGTCTTCCGGACGAGGACCCCGCGCGAGCAGGCGAGTATTCATCCAGGCCGTATGTTTAATCAGCATTGCCTGGCGGTAAGGAAGGTTGGTCATAATTTGACAACGATTGAGGTTCCGATTTGACGATCTGTTATTTTCCCGTATTCATTGTAGATTTCACGCGGATAGATGCTTAAATCGGAGATATGTATTCCGTTATCTTTTTCGAACTGCATCAGCAAGCAGGATATTTGGTCTTCAAGATGTTCCTCGGCATCTTTGACTTCAGATATCGTTTTAATTACAGGTTTCATGGTTAGCTCGGCAATTGGTTGGATCGAATAATAAGCGGAATTGAAACGGCGCATTGTGTATTTCGGATTTTGGGCTTGCGTAGAATCGCCTCCAGTTTGGGAATAAGGGACTGCAATTCCTCTACGGTCAATAGTCCGAACGGCTTGCCTGCGATACGTAAATCCATGCAGAATTCGTTGACCGGGGTAAATGAAGAATCAGTCGTATCGATACCGAGGCGTTGCATGCGTTTCAACACTGCCGAACGTGCTTTTCGTAGCCGTTCTTTGTGGTCTGCAATACTTTCTCCCCTCATTTTACCCGACTGCAAGCTCTCGCACATATCTTCGTACTCCGTCGGCATCATCTCCCGAAGCGATGAAGTACGACCATCGGTGAATTGCAATACCAAAGTTTCCTTGTACCGGTCGAGGTCGATACCTTTCGCCTTGGCGATGGCATAGAACCGGAAGTAGCTACGCTTTTTCTTTGTCATAATCTTCGAAGGTTTGTACGCTGAAAAATCCGAGTTTGGGCCGTACGTTCATAAAGACCGGCATTCGACGATGGAGGGCGATGCACAACTCGATGCGTGCACCCTCGCTCTTCTCGTAATCGTCCAACAAGTAGATGGCGTCACATCGAAGCAGCAACGAGATATCTTTGCCTATGTGCTCCGCCCAGTCGGCCTCCAGTGGAAGGCCGTTGTCGAACGGGCTGACCGGTTCGAACCCGAACCGCCGTATCTTCTCCGCCGCACTTCGAAATTTGGCGATCGCCTCCCGGACAGGCAGTCCGGTGATCTTTCCGCTGATGTAAATTTTCTTGATGTCCATATCGTTTTGCATTTAAGGTTTATCCCCAGTATTTACGCGCACCTTCTTCGTAAATCGTACATTCGCCTGTCGGACCGATAAAACGGCCCTTACTGAAGGCTTTGTAACCTTCGACCCAGATTTTCAGCGAAGCGTCGTACATCACTTTGATCGCAGCACGTCCGTCCGGACGTTTGCCGTCGGCATGGCTGACGAAAATCAGCAATTTGTTGCGATGCCGCTCCTTGAATGCGATGTATTCCTTGTAACTCATTTGGGTATATTGGAAAGAGTCGATGACAACGAAATCCCACGATCGGGGTTTCGACAGTCGTTCGTCCATTTCTTCGAAACTCATCGAATCGTTGTACTGAAAACGACTGCCGCATTCATCTGCCCGATAACGCCGAATAGCATCCTGTGTCGTTCCTCCGAGTCCCTCCTCCAACGGCAGATAAAGTACTTTGCCATGAGCGCACAGCGCCTTGCAAAAGGATACCACAGCCGAAGTCTTTCCGTTGCCGCTGTTACCCCAGAAGAACACCACACCCGTACGGTCGATTTCCCCCACGCAATCATCCCAGATGCCGCCCAAACGAATCGTGCGGCGTTTGATCGTCAGAACCTGTTTTGCAGATAGTGTCCGGCCCATTTGAATTGCTTTTGAACAAGACTATTTCTTGATTTCAGCGAGCTTTTTACTTTTGTGCACCGATTTCCGAACACGGCGCATGTCGTAATAGTCCCGCACTTGCTTCTTATCCCATGGATTTGCAGCTTTCGATACGACCGTGCGGGCATCTGCCAGCACGCTGGAGATTGCTGCTTCGGCATTCAGCCCGTTTGCCAGACATACGGCCGTCACCTCATGGCTGGTTGCGGGAGTGAGGTCGATGAACCGGCGCCCGATACGTGAAAACATCTCGTCATAACCCTTTTTGTCGTACTCCAAGCCGATACTCATCCGCCGCTTGATATATTCGGTCGATAGAAAGATGATTCCGCAGCGTCCTTCGAGCGCGTTGTAAATCGAAATGAAGTAGTAAAACACCGTATCCATCAACTTGTCGCCTTCGTCGAAGATGAGCAGCGGCCGATCGAGCACACGCAATTCATCCGTTACGGCTTGGAGTTTCTCCCGCAGGCTCGTCTGGGCGAGTTTGAGCCCTATGACGCGGGCCATTTCACGAATAAAGTCCCCGCGACGCATGTCCTCCGAACACGAGATAACGAACACGTTTTCATGCTTGGCAGCATAATCGTGCGCGGTCGTCGTCTTGCCGATACCGGCATTTCCGACCACCCATGACACGTTTTGATTCGCTTGCGCATCCTCCAGCAAAAGAAATAATTCCCGGTAAGCCGTCGTTTCGCAGACAGTCCATTCCTCCGGATTCACAGGAGAAATTTGCGAACGGATCCGCAGGAACATTTCGTCGCTGATGTTGTCGAATTTACCGTTCAGAATCGTACTAATCGTACCTGCACTGATACCGAGTGAATTCACCGCCTTGTTTTGGCTGGGATACTTGGATACATAGACCTGCAAACGGGCCTGAATATCCTTTTTCTCTTCGAGAGATAACTGTTTCATATTGGTTTGTAATCAAAAATTTACATTCGATTGAATATCGCCGTCGGATCGCAATCCAGATTGCTGACCGCCTTGGTATATTCGCCGACGGTCACCGGTTCGGAGTACTGCTCGGAAGGAACGACTACAACCGTATCGGCCAGGCGTTCGTACTCTTTTTCGCTGATGCCTTTGATCGCCGGTGTCCGCAGCCCGTGCTGTTCCGGTGCGACGCCGTGTTCCAGTTCCAACGTGTGCGCCTCGATTTGACGGCGCACCCGCTCACGTTTGTTCGCTTCATCGTTGTAGCGAATCAGCTCCATATCGCCTTCCTGTTGTTCCTGAATATTGCGGCGGACGGTGAGATAAGGATATGCTACGGTTTCGTAACGTAACCCCATCGGGGTCTGTTCGTAAAGCAATGCGCGATTCATGGACTTCGGATCGAAACGCACGAAGAATTCTCGGCCGGTATTCTCACTGCGCCATGCGTAATCGGGCGTACCATCGGAGGTCAATACCTCGTAAGTGTACTTGCGGTTTTGGTATTGGATCGTGATACCATCGGCTGTAAATATGCTCGGCCGCTCGGTCGTCAGCCAGAACAGATCGATCATATCCAATTCCGTTACGCGCTCCGTTGCAGGATTGACGCTCGTGCGGTACATCTCTTCGTGTGCAATCCCCGTTTGGTAGTGCTTCATCGCATTCCATTTGCTGCGGGCGACGGAGTAGGCCTCCAGCATCTCCTCGTAGGTGAACAGTTTCTCCTTGTTCGCTTCGAGGAACTCCCGGTTGATCTTCCACGCCTCTTTCGAAGTGATGTTCCCGCCGGTGAAACGCCAATCCTCATGCAGTACCTGCTTTTGAAAGCGACCGAACACCGATTCGATACTTTTCGACGGTGCGTTATATGGTGCTGTCGGGCGATTGATGCGGCAGATATTCGCGAAGAACTTCTGAGCGATCTTGCTCCGCTGCCCGCCCTGATTGTCGGTAACGATTTCATACGGTTTGTGTCCGGCTGTTTCGATAGCCATACGGAATGCCCGAAACTGAGCGTCGAAATTCTCCGTATCGCTGACCGCATAGCCGAGCAAGGTTTCGCTGTAAGCATCGATCACTTCGTACACCGATGCGGAACGCACCACCGTTTTGCCGTTCTCGACCGCCTTGTAGAAGAGGTTGAGCTTCGTGCCGTCACCGTACCACAGCGAATCGCGCATCGTCGGCATTTCGGTCTTGTTGCGGCGTGCATAGAGCTGTTTGGCCGCCAGTTCACCATAAACAGCGTCGTACCACAGCGGCTTGATCTCCGGCCGTTCGAGGTATTGCACCAGCGACGACTGCGAAGCGAGCCGTTTCCAACCGCGACGTTCGGCGATGCGGTTGAATTCTTCGAAGAGCTGCTTGGTCGTATAGACCGGAACACGGCAACGGCGCAGGGCGACGATCTGACGTCCGGCCGCTTTGGTAATTTTCAGCGTGTTCGCATTGCAGAACTTGCCAGACACGAGGCAGGCATAGCCCTCTTTTGTATATTGGCGGAGCTTGTCGCGCAGACGAGCTTCACTCTTGGGCAGGGTGTGTCCGTAGGCTTGGCGCAACTCCTCGGCCGTGGCAAAGATGTTGGACCAGATGACCGGCGTATTGTTATTGCACGCACGTCGCATCGCTTTTTGTGTCCCCCGCATTTCCCGAAGAGCATTCAGCACCCGCGCATTCAGCGTGTATTCTGTTTGTTTATCCTCCGGTAAATGTTCGCCGTTCGGCAACAGATATTCATGATAATACTTTTGTGCTTCGCTATCGACTGCAAGCGGCATATCTTCCTGTTTCATTATCTTTTCGGGATTACCGTATTTCGCTTCAAAACGCAGTCGGAACCGTTCAGGTAGTGAGTGGTACTCGATCAGAGCATACGAACCGAGCCCCTTGCCAACGCGAAAAGAATTAACTTGCTTGCTTTTAATCAGATAATCATATTGATATATCTTCATAATTGCTTCGCCATCATCCGACCGCGTCAAATCGTACTTCGTAACCGCGATTTTATTCCCAAACCATTCCATTGTTTTCTTCCTTTGATTCCCGCGCCGGTATCGCTCCGGATAACACCTTCGTGTTTACGGGAATGAATTACGCATCGATTATTTGCATAATGAATCCGCGAGGTTCTGTGCTTCGAACACAATATTTCCCCATTCTTGAAGCACTACATTCTCATAGGTTTTAATCAATCGTTCACCCCGAAAGAGTGCCGCAGTACACATGTCGTTGTCGAGTTCTACTCGAACGCCATTCAAAAAGGTTTGAACGATACGTCGCACACGACCGTCGGCATCAGACTCGTAGCAAGTTTCGCAATTAGGCATAAAACCCTCCGGCACGACAACCCTGTGCTCGACGGTTCCGCCTTCAACGAGTGCTGCATTGCGAATTTTTTTAGCGAGATTGCTATCGGTCACATAATTCAATGCCGACCAAACCGTTACATTGCTTACTCCGAAAACTTGGCGTAGTTTTGCTTTCTTTGATTTGGGTAAATTGATCCGTTTCATTTTATATTGTGGTATGGATTTTTATTGTTATCTTTATCGGCTATCTTAATTATTAAGACATTGCAAACATAGGGATAATTATCCCTTAATCCAAATAATCAGGCGATAATTTTCTACAACAATGGGAAATATTTTATCTCGAATAGAGCAAATTTCTAAAAATGAAAGTATTACAATAGGGGCATTAGAGCGAAAAATCGGTGCAAGCAAGGGGGTTTTATCCCGGGCAATAAACAATGGAACCGATATTCAATCGAAATGGATCCAATCGATAGCTGAAAATTATCCCCAATATTCGGCGGAGTGGTTATTGGCGGGACGTGGAAATATGCTGAAAAGTCAAGACACGCAATTAGCCTCTCCAACCGTACAAGCGCAGTTTTCATTGCGTACGGACAGAAAAGTAGCCATGCAAAATATTCCGCTGTATGAACTCGATGCTGTTGCAGGGCTTGTTGCACTTTTTGACACGCAAACACGCCAAGTTCCGGTCAGCCATATTCAAATTCCGGACTTACCTCGTTGTGATGGGGCGTTATATGTACGAGGAGATTCAATGTATCCCTTACTCAAAAGCGGAGATATTGTTTTATATAAAGAAATACCCAGCCGAGCGGAAGGTATTCTTTGGGGAGAGATGTACCTGTTGTCATTCGTAATCGATGGAGAGAGTTATATTACAATCAAATATATTCAGAAAGCTGACGATGAACGATACGTACGTTTAGTCAGCCATAATCCCCACCATTCGCCGAAAGAGATCCCAGCAGATTCGATTCAAGCATTAGCATTGGTAAAAGCAAGTATCCGATTCAATACAATGGGATAGTCATAGTGTTTCGCACAGTTTTTATATCAACAAATAATAAAATATCAGATTATTGTATTGATAATCAATATAATATATAGAATATAAAATTGATCTACGTCAAAAAATAATGTCATTAAGGGGTATTTATAACGCTATTTTATTGCATTTTGAAGGGAATTTCATGCACTAACCATTGAATTTACCGCATTTTTCCACACCGAAATTGCCGTCTTAATTGCCGTTTAATATATCTTTTTCGTTTTTTTGATATAAATTCAATTTGCCGTTTTAATTGCCGTCTAAACTGCCGTCTTAATTAGAGATTGGCCATATCATTACGCCTGCCGATATAGTTGTTTGAAAGAATGTTTTTAATGCTTTGAACAGTATTTTGAACCTTGAATACCTTGTCGCCATTGCAAGTCTGCCACATATAGCAGAACCCCGCCAGAATCGCCGTTTTATCGGATTCTGACGGGGTTTCGTCTTCTTAATGCGGGGCTATTTTCCTCCGTATTTTAGGATATTTCTGGGGCTATTCAAGGACATGTAACATTTATCGCTTGAACAGATCGTTCGAATGCCATTTAGTGTAACACAAAAGTAACAGCTTTGTTACATTTCGATCGCTTGACCGTTCGAGGTAGTTTTACACCTATCTCACTATATCACACTAACTTTGCCTACTTACTGCTGTTTTTTCTATTGATACACTTCGTTTTGATCCCCGTAAGAGGGGGATTTTGTGTGGAAAAAAGACCGTCCCATCCTCTGAAAAAGGAGGCGGGACGGTCTTTAGTTATTCCGCATACACGGTTATTCCGGTTTCGGCAGGAGTCCTGTTTTTTGATATACCTTATAATATATGGATCTTGCGAGAAAATCACTTCCGCGCAGAGCGGACAGGCGTCCGCGAACGATTCCTGCACATGGAGTCGAGGAGCCTATTTGAGCCGCAGGAACGAATAGCCGAAGCGTTCGCAGGCGGCTTTTTCCAACTCTTCGCGGGCCGAGGGGTGCGCAATGTCGATCAGGGCGCGGGCACGCTCGGCGAGTCCTTTGCCCAGCAGGTAGGCCGCACCGTACTCCGTGACGACGTATTGTGTCTGGAAACGGGTGGTCACCACGCCGGCGCCGGGCGTCAGCAGGGCCTTGATCTTGGAGTGTCCCTTCGAGGTGGTCGAGGGGAGCGCGATGAAGGTTTTACCGCCTTCGGAGAGGGCGCCGCCGTACATGAAGTCGTGTTGTCCGCCTACGCTCGAGTAGATCATCGTGCCGATCGAGTCGGCGCAGATCTGGCCCGTCAGATCGACCTCCAGCGCCGAATTGATGGCCATGACCTTCGGATTCTCGCGGATGCGGAACGGGTCGTTCGTCCATGCCACGTCCTTCATGATCAGGTCTTCGTTGTAGTCCATGTATTCGTAAAGCCGCTTCGAGCCGAGAGCCAGCGACGCGAGGTTTTTGCCCGGAAGCACTTTTTTCTGCGAGTTGTCGATCACGCCGCTCCGAATCAGGGGTACTACCCCGTCGGTGAGTGCTTCGGTGTGGAGTCCCAGGTGTTTATGATCGCCCAGGGCCGCGAGTACGGCGTTGGGGATGCCGCCCACGCCGATCTGGAGGGTCGCACCGTCGGGAATCAGCTCGGCGATGTAGCCGCCGATCTTGCGGTCGATTTCGTTGGGCTGGGCGGTCGGAAGCTCCACCAGAGGTTCATCGACTTCGACGGCGGCCGTGAGTTTCGAGACGTGGATCAGCGCGTCGCCGTAGGAGAACGGCACGTGGGGGTTGATCTGGGCGATGACGACCTTCGCACATTCGGCGGCCGAAACCGCGAGGTCGGCCGAGGTGCCGAAACTGCAATAGCCCTCCTCGTTGGGGCGCGAACAGTTCAGCAGCGCTACGTCGATCGGGATGATCCCCTTGCGGAAAAGCCCCGGAATCTCACCCAGAAAAGCCGGGATAGCCTGTCCGTACCCTTGAGCGATCCAGTTGCGGACGGAGTTCGACACGAAGAGGCTATATACGAGGAAACTGTCTTTGTATTCGGGCTTGCAGTAGGGCGCTTCCTCCCGTCCGATGGCGAAAGCCGAATAGACCTTCACCCCCCGGAGTTCGTGTCCCCGGTCGGCCATCGCTTTCACGAGCACTTCCGGAATCGAAACGCTTCCCTGAATATAAACGCTGTCGTTGGATTTGATGAGCTTCGCAGCTTCAGCGGCAGTGGTGTAGTTGATCAT